CCGCCGCCCGGGAAGCCGCCTGCGCCGCCGGTTCCTGCCGTTGTTGCGTTAGCTCCGCCTCCTCCGCCGCCGCCACCGGCAAAGCCGAGATTGCCTGAGCCCCCGGTATAGCCGTTCACAACGCCGGAATTTGACCCCGCAGCCGCCGCGTCTTCGATAGACGTGCGATTTTGCCCCCCGACCCCGCCTACAGAATATGCAGGAACAGTTGTTTTTGCCCCGCCTGAGCCACCCCCACCGCCGCCAGAAATGGCCGCTCCGCCAGCACCAGAACCGCCACTGGTGCTTGAGCCGCTGCCGCCTGCCCCGCCTAGATTTGAGTTTGCTCCCGCTCCGCCTGAACCGCCGCCGGAATTGCCGCCATTTACCCCAGCGGTGCCATTAGTCGCACCGGACGCGGTTCCCCCAACGCCTGACAAACCGCCGCCGCCGCCGCCCGCCGAATTTGCCGTTGACCCACCAGACCCGCCACCACCACCATATCCGGTAACAAGCGTGTTGCCGCTGCCAAAGGTGGAGTTCCCACCCTGTCCGCCGTTGCCGCCGCCCGTGCCAGTACCAGCAGTGCCAGCAGTGCCAGCAGACGCAACCGAATAGGGCTCGGTGCTGCCAAGATCAGAAGCCTGAAACCACGTCTCAGCGCGTGAGGCCCCGCCACCACCGCCACCGCCTGAAACCGCCGTACCCGAAGCCGCCGTGTCGCCCCCGCCGCCTCCGCCACCGCCACCAACGCAGACAACCCTCACGAGCTTTGCCCATGAGGGTTTGGTCCAACTACCAGAACCAGATGTGAAAATCTGGACGTTCTGGCTCATTCGGTGGGCTCAGGATCGGGCTGCGGTGCAGGCGTAACCGCTCCAGTGGCAAGGTCCATGCTGTCGCCGATGTTCATCCGTGCCTGAGGACGAACCGTCAGATAGGTAAACTCGCGCGGCGGCTGCTTGATGACCTGATCGGCAGGCGGCGTCGGGTTCGGCTCGCCATACTCGCACGTGATGTACCGGCCATAGCCCGGCCAGTAGTCCTGCGGGTACGGGTCGTTGACCAAAATACCGTTAACTTTAACCCCGTTCTCATCCAGAACGGCGTAGCGCAGCGCAGTGTCGCTCATCCCCGGGAAGCCTTAAGAGTTAGCGTGACATTGGTGATCGTCGAGCAACTGTCGACGTTGAAGTACAGGATGTCGCCTGCCGTGATGGTCTTGGTCCACCCCGTCAGCGTGCTGTCTGTGTATTTGTTAGAAGCCGTGATAGTCGGTTTGGCCGACGCGCAGATGCTGTCCGCGACCGTGGGCGGGTAGTTGGCGTAACTGTCCTTCCAGATGTCGATCACAATCGACCCGGTAAGGTTTGCCTGCAAGGTAACTGACTGGATCGTGCAATCGAACGGTACGCTCACACCTGATCCCGCAACACCCGTCGTGATCGCCACGCCGCCGCCATCGATGCCATATCCGATGACGCGCGTGTTATCGAGGTCCGCGGCAAGAACCGTGATGGACACTGCGGGCGGAGTGGTGAAATTAACCGCGCTACCGCCATTCGAGCTGGCGACGATGCTGCCCCGGGTAAGGGTAGTCGTACTGGAAGTATACGTCCCCGTCCCGATTTCCCATTCGGACCAGTCCGACGAGTAGGCGCGGTAACGGTACTGCGCGCCGTCAACTGCACCGGCGCTGGCAGGCGTCTGCCACCCCAGCACCGCTGAAGACACGACAAACGAACCTGTGCCCGCGGAGGCTGCTACAAAGACCGAGCCATTAAGGAACTGTGGCATGGCTCACCTTTTCTGTTACGCCAGACGAATGACGGCGTTGGAAGCATCCGGGGTCGGGAAGATGATAGTCAAATCACCCGCCGTGGCGGTCTTGTCGCCGCCGAAGTTGAACACGCCCACAGCCTTGTCCGACTTCGAGCTGTTGTAGATCAGGCAGCCAGAGGTCGTCAGCGTCACGTTGACGAAGGTCAGGTCCGCAAAATCCGTGAGCGCCGTAGTGCCGGAAGTAGTCGGGGTCACATTGGTCAGCGCGCTACCGCCAGCGGTGTAATTGGTGCCGCTAGCCTGATCCGCACCCATGTTGGAATAGTTGGTCGTGCCCGCACCGAAGGAGCCGACAATCGACGCCTGCGCCCGGAAAAGCGCCAGCTTGAACACGTCGCCGGTGGTATTGGTGAAATTGTGGGTCGCGGTCAGCAGCTCCTGCTTGAAGCTGGTGCACATCGCCTGCGAAATTGCCATCAGAGTTTCCTCACGAGTTCGGCGGCGTCGTGCTGACCCGCTTGAGCCAAGATGTTGTAGACAGTCGTGCGCTCAGAGCGCTGGGCCTGTTCAACGTAGTGTTTCACTACCACGCGCATCCGCTCTTTGAAAGCGACGGCCTGTTCGCGGATCGCGGGCGGGGCAGTGTCAGCCACGTGCAGCAGCTTGTTAAGCGCCATCTCGGTAATCTCATCGGCGTTGAGCCCGCGGCCTGATGTGACCACCGACTGAACCGTGCCGAGTTTGCCGCCACCTTCAAGTGAAAACAATTATTGCTCCGGGGTACGCTTTTCGCCGCCGCGGTACACGTCCTTGCGGTCGCGCGCTTCGCCGAGGTTTTTAAGGCCCTGAAGGCCGATCAGGAAGCGCTCGCCATAGGTTGAGGCCATGCCATCGATGCCGGAGGTGCGCTTCATCCAGTTCGCCGCCTCCTCAAGCGTGCCGTAGAGCAGCGTGTCGTAGGCGTTCTCGCTGAGCCACGTCGTGCCAGAGGGCGCGCCAGCCGTCAGCGAGGCGGGCTTGTAAAAATAGTGGAGTTCCGCGCCGTAGCTTTGGGCGGGCGTCGGGGCCACGATGATGGTTGTGTCGCTGGCGCTGGCGCTGAACAGGGCGTAGTAGCGGGGAACGCCTTGCACCGTGGCGCTAGGGTAGACCTCACGCATGAAGTTCACGTCCTTGTTGAGCAGGTACGTGTACTCGTTGTCGACGATGACCGCGAGAGACGCAGGCGCGAGAAAGTCCGCGGGCAATTGAAGGTACTGACTGGCGGGATCGAACGCGCCAATCACGTTTCGTTTGAAAAAGGGAAGCTGGACGAAATACCAAATGCGCTCTTCAGCCTCGCGGATGAAGGACGGGATCATGGCGACGAAATCCGGGTCGTCGTACTGGGTATACGACTGCACGTCCGCTTCGAGATCGGCCAGCGTGTAGACCATTACTTCTTCTTGCCTTCGTGATAATCGTCCTCAGAGGCGAACTTCGCCTTCTGCGCGGCGTTGAAGTACGGAGGCGCGATCTGGGGCGACATGCAATAGCGGTCAACCACAGGGCGCTTGACGAGGGGCTTCATGGCTCCCCGGCCACGGGACTGCATCATTTCATTTACCCTTTCGCGCGGCACCGCGCATGGTCTTGGAACTCTTAGGCGACCAGTCGCAGCCGACCATTCCGCCCTTCTTGAAGGCGCGGCCATACGGCATGACGGCTGAACCGGGAACCATCGAGCGCATGCCCCGCGGCTGGCGCATCTGTTCCGGCGGCATCGGCAGCGGGCGACGAACCGGCGCATCAGGGCGCATACCCACGTTCACGCCGCCGGTGAGACCGGGGCCGCCGTCGGGGCCGTAGCGGTGAAACCCGTCCCTCATTTCTTCAGGTCCTTCGCGTTCTTGCCCTTGGCCGGAGCCACGGCAGTTTTTTCCAGACGCCCAAGAGCGCCAGCAGCACCGCCCGACATCTTAGCGGGCTTCACTTTGACCATGTTCTTCATGGGTCGTCCTCTCAAGTGATCGAGACCGTCAGGTCACCTACGTAGCAGTATATCGTGCCCGTGATGTAATTGCCAATCGGGTTCCAACCGAAGTAGGTCGTCGACGGCTGGCGCTGATCCGGGCGCGGGTTGTAAAGGGCAATCGGGTCGTAGACCCGGACGCGCCCAAGCTGGAGCTGAGGATGGTCCTTGTCGAGGCAGGTCGAGCAGACCTTCAGCCCATTGGGGCGAAGATCGTAAAACTCAGTATGAAGCTGATTGAGGCGATAAGAAAAACCGCAGCGATCACAAAGCGCAAGCGCCTTGGGGTTCGATGCAAACTTCGCTGTTGCGCCGCCGCCGTAGGTCATGCCCCGATCCGATAGCTCGCCCCACGCGGCACGATGCTCAGCGTGGCCTTTTCACGATCTTCTTCGGCGGCGTTCTGCCAATCTTCCTCGTACCGCGCCTTGAGGCGCATGATGAGTTCGGGGTTGGCTGTCACCTTTTTCTCGGCAAGGTAGTAAGCCAAGCCAGAGATGAACACAGGCAGGAAGCGGAACGGGAAGTCGCCGGTGTTGCTATAGGCCCCTGCGTCCTCGATGCGCTTCAGCACCCAGTAGACCAGCGTATAGCCCTCGATGTTGGGCAGCGGCCACAGGTGGATTTTCGGGCCTTCGTTAAGGCGCTCAATGTAAATCTGGGTCGGGCGCGACTGGATGGTCGGGTTGGTGCGGGTGGCAAAAGTCGAGACCGAAACGCGGCTCACAGTGTAGCGCGTCGTCTGCGTCTGGTTGGGGATTTGGATAACCTGCTCGATGATGTCGACGATGTCGGCATCGAGCTGGTACTCGCCGACGCCCTGATCGACAACCTTGGTGCGCTCTTCCATCGTCCACATGTTGATGCCGCGATTGGCCCAGTCGAGCAGCATCAGGTTGATGGACCGGCGCGCCGTCTTCATGTCGTAACCCGACCGGCTTTCCAGCCCACAGCGCTCGTAAGCCTCTTCGATGGCTTCGATGAAGTCGAGGTTGAAGGTCGTGGTCCCGCTGGTCGTCATTTACGCCACCTGTCTCGGTACGCTGATGTTAGCATGTTCGCAGGAGTATTCAAAAGCACCGATGTGGCGGACCTGCTGCGAGACCATGTCGTCGACGAAGGTCGGGAAGCCGTGCTCCGCAGCCTTGCGGCAGAAGTACACGTCCTCGCCCTCAAGCCCGCCGGGGATGTGATCGCCGACGCTCATCAGGAACCACGGCTGCGGGGTCTTCTCGAATACATCGCGGCGGGTCAGCATGAAGCCCATGCCGACATGCGCGACAAGTTCGAGTTTTTGGCTGCCGCGCACTGTGTGATGGTAATGATTGCCTGCCGGGTCGAGCGCGGCGACGGGCCGAAGCGGCAGACGCCGCGTCGAGTAGTTCGCCGCAATGATGGGCTGGCCGTGGCCGATCATGCGGTCGATAGCGTCACACGGGAACCGCATGTCGCTGTCAATCCAGA